CCACGGAAAGGCACACCCAAATCAGGCTGCGCATGGTGCCCGGCTCAGCCAGGCGGTCGCGCAGATAGTCAATCGCTTTCATCACGATTTCCCTTTCATCCAAATTGTCAGCAAGGCGCCGATCGGCGCGGTTATGGCGCTTCCATGCGGCTGCGATGGCGGGACATCACAAACCAGGCGCTATCAGCACCCGCTTCTTCCAGCCGCTGACGCGCGGCTTCCTTGAAGGCGGCTTCAAGCGCGGCTTGCATTGCCAAAAAATCCAGCCCGCCACCGGCCTGCGCCATGGCGGTCATGGCCGCGCGCACAATGGCATCGCGGCCTTCCTGCCAGGGTTCCATCAGTGCCAGGAGAATTTCACGAAGGAAACGAGCATCTGAAACGCCATCACGAAGGCGGTGATCACGATAGCCCAGGCGCGCACCAAGCCTTCCATTTTCACACCACGCTGCGCCAGATCAATCCTGATCTGCGCGATACCCTCATTGATGCCTTTATAGCGTTCCTCACAAACCGCTTCATGCACGGCCTGGCGGCGCTCCACATCATTCAGCCTGGCGCCCAGGCTGCTTTCCGGCGGAACCATCATCAGCGCTCCCGCACGAAAAGCCGGGCGGAGCGTTCAATGGTGCGCCCGCCCGTGGTGGTGATGCGGCAGGTCAGCACGTAATCCGTGCCGGCCACACCGCCAGACAGAAAGGTGGATGCCTTGGACCCGATGACCTGCTGCGCCCCCGCCGTCAGCCCCGCCGGCACAGTCCAAATCGCGGTTGCAATGCTGTCAGCCGGGGAAGAAAGGGCAAGCTCTGCATCAAAATCAATCGCCCAATCTGTTACGTCAGAAGGGTCTTTATCATCCGCGAAGCGCGGCACGGGCAGAGACATGACTTCACCTTTTTTCAGAACGCGGCGGGGATGCGAATGATTCGGCCAGCAGCGCGCACCGCCACTTCACGCGGCAGCGCTTCCAGCAGCACCAGGCGGCCAGCGGTTGTCATGGCCAGCACGCGGCCATCAGGCGGCAGGCTGGGCAGCAGCACCAAAAGGCCAACATCCTGGCCCGCCAGGGTGAAGGCACCCGGATCAGCCAACAGCAGCCGCGCTGCCCGCAGCGCGGCATCCTGCCCGGAAAGCGTGAAGGCGCCCGCATCAGCGGCCAGCCGCCGCACCAATGCCAGCGCCACATCCTGCCCTGCCAAGGCAAAGGCCGCCGCATCTGCCACCAAGCGCCGCTGGGCAGATAAGCCAACATCCTGGCCAGCCAGGTTGAACGCCCCCACGTCAACCACCAGGCGCCGGGCTACACGCAGCGCCACATCCTGCCCGGCAAGGGTGAAGGCGCCGGCATCAGCTGCCAGGCTATACCCACCCGAAGGCGTGTAGATCAGGCCAACATCCTGGCCGGAAAGACTGAAGGCGCCAGCATCCGCAACCAAACGCCGATCACTACGCAGCGCCACATCCTGCCCGGCAAGGGCAAAGACGCCAGCATCAGCGCTCAATGCGTATGAGCCTGCCGCCGCCGCTTGAATCGGAAGCAGACCTATTTCGGCCTGCGCCCCATCAAATAAGCGCCGGGACGCCATGGCTTACGCCTCTGCCAGTAGGAGCGCGCCGTTGACGGACTGCGAGGAAGGCATGAAGGCCATGAACGTCAGGCAAGCGTCATCGTCAAATTCAGCCATGCTGCCGATCATGCCGCCACTGCTCACCGCATCAATCGGCATCGTGCCGGTCGTTGATTCGAGCGAGAAACACATCAGCGGTTTGAAAAGGCACACGCCAAAGTTTCCTGCTGCGTCGGTTGTGGCGGTTAAGGTCACGCCCTCGACCGAGCGCACCCCGGTGTCGCCTTCCTGAAGCGGAATTTGGATAAGCCGCCCTACTTCGCGGAAGACAGTACCGCCAAAAACAGTTGCTGTGGATACGCGGTTCGATGTTCCGGCCTGATTGGTGTAGCGCACGGAGATCGTGGTCGCGGTGCCGCCAACAGCTGTATAAATGATGATGCCAATAAAAACCCCGTCGCCGCCCGTATGCCGGGTCAGCGCAGCGGTTGGTAGGTTCGTCGTCTGCTCGGTCGTGATAGTGCCGTTCAGCCCGCCCGAGACATTGAGCAGGTCAATGGCTACGGCCATTGCGCCTGCGGGGTTGGTGGTGTTGAAACGCCCGCCGAGAATCTGGAGTTTGCCGCTAGTCGCGTTTGGTATCGGGCCGATGGCGTGGGCGGAAGTCTTGTCGAGCGCCACGCTGGCCGTCGGAATCGCGGGTGCGGGCGTAAAGTAACGCCACATCGCCATCGAGCGACCACTTGGCGATTGCATTACCGTCGTTGAAAAATCCGCAGCGCGGTTGAGCCGCATGGCGTCAACGTAGGCGTCGAAGTCTGCGAGTGCCATGCTTTATTTCTCAACCGTTGCGAGACAGCCCGATAATTCCGAGGCGGCGGTGGTGTTCGGAATGAACATATAAGCGAGACACGCATTGGGGTCGAGGACGGGGATGCCCGGAAGGCCGGTCGTGAAGTCGCGCCAGCCCGGTGTGCCACCCGATCCGACGGGTATCCACGCTAGAGGCTGCGCGAGAGTAATGCCAAAATTGCCCAGAGTGCCGGTTGACGCAGACAGCGCGATTTTCTCGATGGCTTGAATGCCAGTGTCACCCGCTGCAAGTGGAATACGCTGTGCTCGCGTGACCTCGCGGAAGTTTGTCTGACCGATGTTGATGGTCGCGGTTCGGCTTCCGGTTCCGGCCTGATTTGTGTAAGTCATTGTCAGCGTCGCCGCAGCAGTTCCGATTTGCGTGTAAATCTCATACCACGCGATGTTCCCCGCGCCGCCAGTGTTGCGCGTAAGCGCAGGCGAGGCTGGCGAACCCTGCACCGATTGATCGGCAGTTGAAGTGCCAGACAAACCGCCAATGTGCATCAACCGATCATAGAGCAGATACACGCCTGCGGCACTTGGTATAACCGCCGCGCCGATCAGATGCGTGTCGCGCCCGCCGGTGGCGACAAGAAACGGCAGCGCGCCAATTGTGGAGCGGTCAGGAATCTCAACGGCAGTCGGCACCGCACCGCTGGCGGGAACTCCGTCGTATGTCCACAGCGAAGCTCCGCGACCTGCGATAGTTGCTGGAGCAGCAACGCCCGCGACACGCGGCACCTTGTGAAAGAACAGGTTGTTGGGATTGCCGTTGCTGCCGCCAGATTGTCGGTTGATGAGGTCTGAAAGGTCAGTAATCGCGGCCATTATGCACTACCCCAGGCAATGCCGTTAGCGATGGCGTGAGCCTTGGCAGACACGATCAACGCGGCAAGGTTGTCCAGATTGACGCCGCTGCTGTATTCCCAACCACCAACCTGCGGCTCCACGCGGAAAACTTCAGTAGCGACGTAAAGCCGCCAATCGCCGGTTGCCGCGATGTAAAGGAACGCGCCGGGGTATGAAATGATCTGCATCTTTGTATTCCCATCAAGCCAGCGTCAGCACGCCAGTGGTCGGGTCGGCATCCCAGGTGATGCTTTCCCCATTGGCCAAGGTCAGCGCGGAACCGTAATCCCACCAACCAATCAGCGGATCAGCGGGCGAAGTCGGCGTGTCATTGTAAAGCACCGCATAGCGGAACGGGCCGATGCTGCCGCCGCTGGCAGTGATGACCACATCACCAAGCACCAGCTTATAAGTGCCGCTTGTCTGTGCGGAGGATGTGACACTGGCCGCAGTCCCGCCGGCAGTATAGCCATTGCCCGCCGCGATTTCGGTCAGGTCAGCGCGCACGCTATTGGTGGCAACCGGCGCGGTATTGGTCAGCATGACCTTCAGCGTATGCGACTGAAGGTTATGCACGCCTTCTGCCAGATGTTCGACAAAGGCATTGAATTTATTGAAGGTGGCCATTGCGGGTTCCTTGCACAAAAAAGGCGCCGACCCTGCCGGGCGGCGCCTGGTTCAACCGATTATCGGCTTGTCTTAAAGCCGTTCTTGAATCCTGAAAGCGCGGCTGCTCAGCGGCAGGTTATCGCGCGAAATCGCGGCGTCTTCGCCTGGCGCATTCACCGCCCCCCAAATGGCGCGGCGGTTCCGCTCAGCCATGGTGTCATTCAATTCCGCGATCCAAAGCGCATCGCCCGCGGCGCCAAGCGCCGCCAGCAGCGCGCGGTGCTGGTTACGGGCTTCCGCCACTGATAGCGAAGGCAGCGTGAAGGCAGCCAGGCGCGGGTTGGCGATAGCCGGCACCGGGAATTCAGCGCCTGTGAAGGGGTTACGGTCCCGCCTGTCCAAGATCACACGCCCTTCGCGGATGCCATAAGCCGTGCCGCGCTGCACCCGCCAAAGCTGCCCCGCCGCCAAGACGCCAATATCAGTGAAGGCTGCCGTGGGGTTTTCAATATCAATGCGAAGGATGCGCCCCACTGCCGGCGCCGGCAGCGTCATGATCACATTGCCTTGGTTCGCCGCCTCCGCTTCCGCCGCGATGGTTCCGGTGTCGCCCGTGACCTGGCTGGCGACAAGGCTTGATCCGGTGGCGGTGAGTGCCACCAGCTGCGCGTTTGAAAGGCGGTCAGAATAGGCGCGCAGGCGGCGCAGATATGTGATGGCCTCGCTTTGGATAATCGCCACGCGCGTCAGGTCAGGAAGGACGCCTGAGGTATCTGTTTCCGCCGCGCCGCCATTTTGGGAATACGCCATGTCGTTCGCCGCATAGGCGACCACCTGCAATGCAGCGGCAGGCAGAGAAATCAATCCGCCAGTGAAATCTGCAACCGCGCTACCTGAATTGAGAATTAAACCATCCGTAGTATTCGGCGGCGCGATAAGGCGATTTCGAATAACGCTGGTTCCGCCATTGTCAATCTGGATGTTTGACCCTGAACTCACCACACCATCGCTGCGATGCGCTTCATGAAAACAATCAGTAAACAAAGTAGCGCGGTCTGTGGCGCTGATGGCAATTGTTCCGACATCCACCTCCCGGGTAAGCGCCGTGCCTTCCGTCAATATCGGGCTGGTTGGGAAAGTGCCGATTTCGCACTGCGCCGCGTCCACCGCTACCACATCGCCGCTTGTGCCGATGCGAATACCAATCTGCGGATTGGTGATGGTTGCGAAAGGAATGGAAAAGCGCTGCCAGTCGCCAGTCAGCGTCACGGCGGTCCAATTCGTGCCGCCGTTCTGGGTAATCTCTACCGTGCCGGTGCCAGTGATGCGGCGCAGATAAAAGGACGTGATGCGCGCGGCACTTGCCGCTGTGATGCTTTGCAGCACCGTCGCGTTATTCGCCGTGGCGGTCAGCCGCGATGCGCTATTGGCAAGGCCGCGAAGGTCAATTACGTCCCGCGCGGCAGTGATATTGGTTTTCACCCAGGCCGCTTGCGTGAAGTCCTGCGCCTGCAAGGCGGCATTGGCGCGGCCTGGTTCCAGCAGCAGGCCGCGCCGTTCGCCCGTGCCCGGCGCGTGGTCAAGACGCCACTCGCCAGCTGTGGCGATTTTCAGCAGGCCATCGGCGCCGAAATACGTCGCCTCACCCGCGCCGCCGCCACCGCCACGCGCGGCGGACCATGCCGCCATGCTGGAAGGGACCGCCTGCATGAAATCCAGCGCCACCACCGGCGCGGCTTCCACCAGCGCCTCCTGAGAACCCACGCGCGCCCGCACGGTAGCGCCCGCGCCAAGCGTGGTGGAAATCAGCGCAGCGCAATCCACAGATCGCTCCGAATTGAAATCGGCATAGATTGTCGCGCTGGAAGCATTCAGCCGCGCGCGGCGGCGCGGTTGCGCGTCTTGCAGATTTTGCAGCGGCATCGTGGCGACATTGGCCTGATCGCTGGAAAGGGAAGCGGCTGTGATCGCGTTATCGTAAAGAAAAGCGCCTGGCATCAGCCTGCCCCCCAAAGTGTGATTTCCACCCGCCGCGCGCTCAAATTTTCGCGCCAGGCCACCACCACGCCAATAAATCCGTTTTGCAGGCCGAAGGCCGGATAGGTGACGCGGCCAATCTGCCCGATCTCGATCTGACCCAGGTAACGATCCGTCACCACCCGCACCATGCGCGGCCCGGCTTCCAAAACCGCGCGCCATTTATTCGCCCGCGCCAGCGCATCGGCTTCCAGGGCGTAGCTGGCGCGGAAACTGATGTCGCGCTGCTGCGCCACCTGCGATGTGATGATGGCGCTTTCGGCCCGCGCAAAGCTGCCTTCCTGCGAAAGTCGTTGGCGATCCGCCGCCGATACCGCACCGGCGATGTTGGACAGCGGCGCATGGTTCCGGTCCCACCGCACCGCCACCGCGCGCGGCAGGGGGCGAAGGCTGGCAGGAAGCGGCAGGGGTTCACAATCCAAGATGGTGGCAGCGGTCACGTCAAACTGCGGCGCGTCCGTCGCCAGCGGATCAGCCAGGATCAAGCGCCCCGCCCTACCGCCTGCCAGGATGGCGCCTGAGCCTGCCAGCATATCCTCTACCGCCGATAGCGCGCTGACCGCCGTGGCGCCCTGGTAGAAGCCCACAATGCCCGGCAAATCCACCTCGGCAAACGCCCAGGCGGTGCTTTCAAATTCGCTGGCGCCATAAGCGCCGCCAAGGCTTTCCAACATGCGGCGCAGGATGGTTGGCAGCGTGTTTATGTAGATCGGCACGGCATCGCCGCGCAGATCGGCGGTTACGTCGCCATCCGGCGATGCGCCGAGTTGAAACAGGCCCTGCGCCGGGTAATCGCGCGCCTGGCCCACTGTTGGCGTGCCGGATGTGATGATGGTCTGCGCCACGCCCCGGATGCGAATGGCGTCATGGCCGGCGATTTCGCGCCAGTGCGATTGATAAGTTGGCAGGCTGCCCGCGCCTAGGTCCACATTGCCGAGAAATACCGGCGCGACATTGAAAACCTGCCCAAGCGCCACCGGCTTGGGTTTGCCTTTCATGTCTGTGCCGCCTTCTGTGCCGCCGGTGCCCTGATAGAGCGTCGGCTGCAAGGGGGTGGATAGACGTTCCGTAATGTCATTCAGGGCAAGGCGCGCTGCAAATGCGCCCGTGCGGTCAACCTGCCGCACAATGCCCGAAAACGGCACGGCAGCGCTGGCAAGGCTGGTGCCGAAATCGCTGGCGCTGGCATCGTTCACCGGAATTGAAAAAACCCAAGCCTGCCGGCCATCCGCAATGCCATACCGCGCCAGATCGGCGGCGAAGCCATCAGCATCTGCCATCGCGATTTCTGACACGGTTAGCGCCACGCGACCGCCAACCGCCACCGCATCGGCGGCAGATTGCCCGATTTCAATGTCGCCCAAAATGCGCGGCTCGAAAAACTCCAGCGCGGGCGTGTCAGTAGTGGCGGAGTAAAAACCAGCCGAGGCAAAGCGCAGCGCCGTAATGTTCTGCGGCGAGATGAACGCATCCGGCAGGAAGGCCGGTGCCAGCATCCCCGGCGCGTCAAGCGCGATCATGCCGCCACCGCCTTTACCTGGATTTCCAGCGCCAGGATCACGGCGCGCGGTTGGTCCCCGATGGTCAGCATGGGGCGAAAGGCAAGGCCCGCGTTTGACATGCCTTCCGCCAAGATGGCAGGCGCGTCCATGGCCGGGGCGTCATCACCGAACATCGCCCGCCCCTTTCAGCCGCACCGCCGCACCCCAGAACAGCCCTACCGCGCAGGCTGCAACTACCGCGCAAAACAAGGCGGCGTGTCCGCCTGAGATTGCCACCGCCAAGGCCGCGCCAGCCGCCACAAAAAGGGCATCCTGCACGCAATCCCGCGCATTGGCCCATGACCGCTCGCGAAGGAAATCCGGCACTTCCTTCACCAGCGCATAGCCAAGCGCCGCCGTTGCGAATGCCTGGGCAGGCGAAAGCCAAAACAGGAAGCCCCCCGCCAAGGCTGCGCCGATCAGGGCATGGGCCATCTGCGCCGCGCACCAGAGGAACCAGTGATCACGCTGCGCCGATGGCGTATTCAGTTCGGCCAGGATCAGGCGGAGCGTTTTCATTAAACGCTAATCGCCGCCGCAGCGATGAACATTTCATCAAGCTGCGCTTCCGTCATGTTCAGTTGCGCCGCGATGGCCGCAATCAATGCGGACTGGCGCGGGAATACTGTCGTGTATTCCCAGGCCTGAAATTCCACGCCGCCCATGGCTTGAAGTGTGTCGTTCACGTCTTGAAACAGGCTGCGGCCTGGCGCGCTGCCCGGCATATTCATCAGCAGGGCGCGCGCCTGGAAGTTCGTCACCTCTTGCGGGACGGCTGGCGCTTGCGGCGGTGGCAGCGCAGCGATTTCTTCTGGCGTCAATTCGACTTCGATTGATTCGCCGGTAAGCACGTTCATTTCAATGCGTGTCGGGGTCATGATCAAAACTCCCACATGATGATAGCTGCGCCATTATCAAAAGTGTCTGTGCCGTTTACTGTGGTTATTCTCAGCCTGTCCAAAACGCCCGCAAGCGCTTTACGTCCAGAAGTAAACAGAGCATATCCGCCTGCTGTGTTAGATGAAATAAACCCGTTTCCGACAAAGCTATTGTTGGTCACATTGAAAAGATCAAGCTGTAAGCGACCTGTATAAAGTTGCGCTGCCACCATAGCGGATGAGTCGCCAAAGGCAAATCCAGTTGTATATGCCGCGTGCGAAGCAAAATTATTTGATCCAGCGCGCGTTCCACCCACCGTGTATCCGGTTGCTTCAATGCCAGTGGAAATGCCAAGCTGAACCATAATCGGTGACGTGCCATTAGTTGAAACACGATCAAACAAAACGGTGACCCGCCGCACGCCAGCCGGGATGCTGGTGAAATCAATCGACACGCCGCTTGTGGTCGCCTGTTCCGTTCCGCGATTGATGCCGACATTATTGCCGTCAATCGCCAAAGGCCCCACAACATCCACCGCCCCCGAGGCCGGCACCGTAACGCGCGCCGTGCCGCTGGTGCGAAGCGTGACAGTAGAACCACCCAAAAGCAAAGGCTGAAAGCTCGCTTCTGTCGGGTTTACGGCTTCCACATTCATGCCAGTGGCGGCCAGGGATTGCAGGCGCAGCGCATAAGACGCGCCAGCCACGCGCTGCAAGGTGGCGCCATCCGATCCGGCTATTTGATACCGCCCGCCTTCCCAGCGCGCGACTTCCACACCGCCGAGCGATACCGCCAAGATATTCGCGCCAGGCGCGTGAAAGCCAGTATCAGGATCACCCGTTGGCGTAATGCCAGGCAGCAGCGCAGTCCCCGCCTGCATCCGTATCGGGCCGGTGGATTGGACCTCGCCACTCACAGACAGATTGCCGGTGACGTTTGGCCCCATCATCACCGCCGCGCGCCAGGCGCTGGCCTCACGGAACACCTGGGCAGATTGCCCCGGCTGCAACACCAAAGTCGCTGCGCCATTGATCAGCTCGGCACCGTTAGGATCAATGGTCAGCGCCACCGTTCCGCTATTGATCACCAGCCACCCAGCACCAAGCGGCACCGTGGCGATGGCAGGCAAAAGCACGAAAGCCCCGGCAGTGCTTCCAGTAAACACCACCGCATTTCCAAGGTCCGCCAGCGCCAGCGTCGTAGAGGCAGAAACCGACACAACCTCCCGCGCGGCGGGGGCGAATACGGCAAAGACATCCTTCGTCCCTGTCGGCAGCGTCACAAGCGCGTTGGAGTTTGACGAAAGCAGCACCGTCGCGCGCGTCAGGCTGCCGGGCGTGCCGCCGTTAAAATCGCCAAGGCCAAACTCAAAACCGGTCGACCATTGGATCATGTATAAAATGCGCCGCGATGATGCGCCGAAAGCGGCGGCGAAGCTGCGCGCATTGGAAGCAGCGGCATTCAGCACAATCGTGCCGGTGCCTGCGTCATTGGTAGATTGTTTCGCGCGGTAAGCGGGAAGGGGCATGGGTTCCGTCCTTACACAGTGGCGCGCGCCAACAGCGCTTCATTCTGCGCTGTCAATCGCCGCAGTTCCGTCAGCAGGCTATTCAAGACTTGCGTTTGCGCCTGGCCGGTGCCGATTACGGCCAATTCCAGCCGATCAGCGCCCGCCACCTGGGCTTCCAAAAGCGCGCCCAGATTGGCCGGATCACTCCCCGGCGCAGCGGTGCGGAGCGTGCGGGAAACGTCCGCCACCAATTCCGCAAAGCTGCCGGAAATGCCGAGAAACTCCCGCGCGACAGGCAGCGCAATCTGTGCCACGCGCGCAAACTCGGCCAATTCTTCTGGCGTCGCGCCGTCCAACAATGGTTGCTGCGCCGCCGAAAGGCTTGCCAGCGCAGCGCCATAGCGTGCTTCCAGCGGCAAGCCGCCCAAGTCGCCAAGCGTGAGGCTCTCCAACAAGCCTTGCGTAATGCCGCGCATCTGGTTGTCAAACTGGCGCATCACGGCCAGCCGTTCATCGGCGATGACCTGCTCCAATTCCACCACGCGGCGGCGGTATTCATCGCCTGTTCGCTCAAACCCAAGCGCGAAAAGCTGATCCCCGAAGGCGCGCAATTCCGCTTCCGCACGCAGGTCAAATTGCGTCAGGCCAGCCCCGCGCGTATCGCCCGCCGCAATCATGCGGCGCGATGCAATGGTGCGGTCTATGATGTCCAGATCGCGGGCGCGGTCGGCTTCAAGCTTTGCGATACGCTCCGCGCGCTGCGCTTGCAAATCGGTTTCAGCCAGGCCCAAATCGCGCGCCTTTTCTGTCGCGTCATCATAGGTTTTGGTCAAGGCTTCCATGGCGGCGGTAAAGGCGCTGGTTTGTTCCGCCGCGCGGGTGAGCGGATCGTAAATCTGCGCCACAAAATCCGCAGCCTGAAAGGCCTGTTCCAGTGTAGAAGACTGCCGCCCCGCCAGCGTGGAGAAGGCGGTCATCTGATTGACATTACCGCTGCGAAGCTGAGCGATAAACGCCGCCTGCTGCAATTCGCGCGGCGAGCCGGAAGCCTGGCCGAAACCGATTGCCGCTTGCCCAGGCGCGGCAAAGGTCAGGCCGCGCGCCGCCGCCGCTTGATTGATGGCGTCAAGCTGCTGTTGGACCGCCGCCGTGGCGCCAGCCTGGTCCCAGCGCTTGCCGGCGGCGTTTGTGATGTTCAACAGGCCGGCGTCATTCACGCCAAGGAATACGTCGCCCCCGGCGCGCGCAGCCATACCTTTGCGCGTCGGGCCGAACAGGCCGCCTGCCGTGCCGCCGACAAAACCGCCGATGATCGGGCCAAGCGGGCCTAGAACAGGAATAAGCGCAAAGCCGATAGCGGTGCCAATGGCCGCGCCAATCGCGCTGCCAGCTGTAGGATCAGCCGTGCCACGAATACCGCCGCTAATCGTGCCGCCCAGCATGCCCGCGCCGAAGCCTGCGGCGGCAGAACCAGCGACGGCGCCGATGCTCATGCCGGAAACACCTACTGCGGCTGGTGTAGCCGGCCCCATCATGCCGCCAGGCATAGCCGCAAGCGCGCTGTTTGTGGCGCTTGCTTGCGCTGCGGACCCAAAGATCGGCTGCGCCAAAAAGCTACTGATGCCCGCGCCAGCACCGCCCAGGCCCAGCATATTCATAATGCCACCGCCGCCGCCCGCCATGCCAGAAACCGCCTGCCCTGCCTGCAATATCTGGCCCGCGCCAATACCGCCGCCGCCGCCTGCGCTTACACCGCCCGGCTGGAAGGCGCCCATCAGCGTGGGGCGGCTGGTGCCGAACACCGCATTGGTGATGGGCGCCACAATGGCCAGCTTCAGCAAATCCGCCGCGATGCTGGCGATCACGCCCTTCATCAAGCTTTGGAAATCCAGCGCTGCCTTCCCGCCCGCGGCAAAGGCGTTCACCAGGCCGGTGCCGATCCGGTCCAGCGCGTTTTCGCCGATCTGCGCCAGCGCATCGCGCGACCGGCGGGCGAATTGTTCCGCTTGGCGCGCGGCCTGTTCCTGCGCTTCACGCGCGGCGCGGGCGGCAGGGTCCAGCGCGGCCACGGCGCGGTTGTATTGTTCCTGGGTGATGCGCGCGGCGCCAAGCGCGGCATCAAGGGCAAGCAGCTGCTGAGCGTAGCGTTCCTGTTCCGTGGCCGCGCTGCTGGCCAGCGAAATGCCGGATTGCACCAGGCGCTGGTATTCGCGTTCGGCTTCGCTGAGTTCAGCCCGGGCGGAACGGGCTTCGCGCGTGGCGCGGGTGGCTTCAGCAGCCGGCGGCGTGATAAGGACAGAACCTGTGGCTTCACCAAACGCGGCAATCTGCCCACGCAAAAACCCCAGGCGATTATCCAGATCACCAACGGCGCCGCGGCGCTGCGCGATTTCCGCCTGCAGGCGAATAATCTCAGGATTTCGTGCTGCGTTTTCACGCACGCGGGCAATTTCCAACTGCAGGATGCGTTCACTTTCTTCCGAAAGCGCCGCGCCACCTGGCCCGCTACGCGCGGCACTTAGAACCTCTGGCCTTAATCCAATTCGACGGTCAATTTCCCCTTGGATATTGGTGATTTCAGCGCTCAGCGCTTGGCGCGAAGCCTGCCCAGCCGTGGCCAGCGCTTCCAGCGTGCGTATCTGGCTTCTTATGCCTGCTTGCGCCGCGGTTTCAGACAAGCGCGAAAATTCAAGCAGAACATCATTGACCTTGGTCAGCTCGGTCGCGTTGTCCCGATACCGGCCCGTCAGCCAATCAATGGATTTCCCGAATTTATCACTGATTGAATCCCAATTACGGAAAATCTCATAGGCTGCCGTGGCAGCCACCACCACCAAGCCAAGACTGCCAGCCAAGCCCACGCCGCTGCGCATTGATGTGGCCAGGGCCAAGGTGGAATTCGCCAGGCTCTCAAACTGGCGCTGCGTGATCGCCAGATCGCCATTGACCTGGCTCAGGCCCTGGCGCAGCGCATTACCGGCCAAGCCGACCGCAGCCACGCCCCGGCTGGCAGCCTGCCCGCCCGTTTCCAGCTTGCGCATGGCGGTATCGCCTGCCTGGCCAAGCTGTTCCAGTTGCGCGCGCGCTTCCTGCGCGCCTTCAAAGGAAAGCCGGATGGAAAGGCGCTGATCTGCGGAACCGCTCATGCCAACCTTCCTGCTATTGCTGCATTCACTTCACGTTTCACCGCCAGCTTCGCGGCTTCAGCCGGGCCAGCAATGTCCAATAGTTTCCGCCCGGCCACCTGGCGACGCAGCGCGAAAAGCGGCAACGGCTTTTTCTGGTCTGGCGCGACAAAAACCGCCGTCAGGCCTTCGCCCTTTTTCGCCTTCATGATCAGGATGCGGCGGCCTTCGATCGGCGCATTACGCCCCTTGGGCTTGGCCTTGGCCACGCGCGGCCCGCGCTTGCCATGTGTGGCGGAAACCACCACCGCGCGCAGCTTTTTGGCGGCTTCGTCAATATCGGAAACCTTGCGCAGCGCGCCCGCCGGCACCGTGCCGCCCTTACGGCTTTTCCGCGAATAGCCAAGGCCAAGATGAATGGCGGCCGGCAGCGCAATCACCACATACTGCTTCCGGCCCGCGCGAATGGTGCGGCTTTCATCGAAAGCACGGTGCAGGATGGTGCTTTTGGAATACACCACCGCCGCCGGGTCCAGATTCAGCTTCGATCGGCGCTTGGGGAATTTGTCCAAGCGCCAGGCTTTTTCCAGCCCTTCCCCAAGATTGGCGCGGCGCACTTGGGCGCGCAGCTCCGCCTGCAGCACTTCACCCGTGCGGTGAACGCCATCCCGCAAACCGGACGCTAGAATTTCCTGGCGCTGCTTGATTTCATCGGAAATCAGCTTGTTCGCTTTCACCAGGATTTTCATTCACCGCCCCTTCGCCGCTTTTTTGCCGCCTCCAGTTCCGCCTCGATCCCGCCCAAGCTGCGGAAGGCATCGAAAACCCAGGCCGCCTGGTCCGCCACGCCGCCCGCATCCGGCCAGGTGGCATACCCACCCATGCCGGCCCGGCAGGCGAACCAAAGCTGCACAAATTCAATGAATGCCCGCGGCGTGGTGATGCGCGGGTTTTCTGCCACTTCTTCATCGCCGATCAGAAACGCGCCCCCATCGGAAGCGTATCGGCCTTCGCCAGCGCCAATGCCGTGAAGTGCGGCAAGGGCGCCCCTTAGTTTTTTTCCTGCGCCTTGGTTACCTGCATCAGGTCAATCGCGGCACCGGCGATGATGGACAGGTCTTCTTCGCCGCATTCTTCCAAAAGCTCATCCGGCACCAGGCCGCGCACGCGCTGGAAGGGGGGCAGCAGGTCAGATTGCCAGCCGCGCAGCGCGTGCCGCGCAGTCACCAGCGGCATCAGCGAAAACCAGCGCACCTGGTCCGCCAACATGGCGGCATAGGCGGGCACCGCGCGCGCGGCGGATTCCATGACGCGCAGCGCATCTTCATCGGCCTTGGCCATGGGTTCCGCGCCATCAACCTGCGCCGCTTCAGCGCGGGCAATCACGGCCAGCAAATCCGCCAGGTTATCCGGCGCCAATTCCTTCATGGCGCTGGCCAGGCCTTCCAGCAATTCAGACCGCATGGGCAGGCGGCAGCCTTCACGCGCCATATCCGCACGATACGCCGCGCGTTCGCGGATGGTGAGCGGCGCCACTTCATAAATGCCGCGCTTGCCATCCACCTTGCGGATGGATCGGCGGGACAAAACAGGTTCTTCGGTTTTCATGGGAATCCCTTGTGCGAGGGTGGGTGGCCGGGCTGCGCACACAGCCCGGCCAGTGTCACGCGCGCGATGCCACTTGCACATGACACCGGGACGCGCGCAACCGCGTTTCAATCCAAGCGGGCATCAACCCGCCACGCGCGCAACCGCGTTCCGCTGTGCGAGGATTGGATTAAAAGGCGGTCAGGAACACCGTGGCATCAGGACCTTCAGCCTCAAAGCTGATGGTATCCACAACCAAGCCACCCCGCTGACCAGGGTTCATGGCGGTGGCACGGACGGAAGGCAGCACAATAGCGAAGCGGTTTCCGGGGGTGCTGCCAAGGATGGCACCAAGGCTCATGTTAGTGCCGTTGCGGAAATTGTTGAAGCGCGGGATGGAAACCGTAGTATCCATTAACGGATCAATGCTGCCAACCACGTTGCGCGAAACCGGAACGGCCGGATCATAACCTTCTGCAGCTTCCGGATTTTCAGGGAGTACCGTGTTGACCCCCGCCTGCACTGAAAAACGCCCCACACGCGCAACGGCACCAGCTAAGCGGCAAGCACCAGCCACAAAACGCGGGGCGGTCGGGCGGGCTGCGGTGTTCCAGCCGACAGGCATCGAAACATTCTCCGCAGTTGGCACAAAACTCCCCATAAAGTCGAATGACAGGAAGCCAATCCCGCCTGTGGTCAACTCAAGGGACCAGGTGCCCAAGCAGCCCGTAAAGCGCCAGCGCATACCATCCTGATAGGCATAGATGGTGCAGGTCTTGAACACCGCTTCATCGCTGGTTGGGCTGTAGCGCTGGTTGATCGGGATTTGCGCGGTTTGCGTGACGGTGAAGGTGGTGCTGACGGTGTGGATCAGCGAAGCGACGCGGCCCGCGGTGTAATCCGCAATGGCGCTGAGTGCGGGCTGGTCGCCCGTGATGGCGCCCAGCGCCAGCGGCATGCCACGGTATTGCTGCGCAGTGGTGCCGAAGGTGGCGCCCAGAGTCACGGCGGAAGCACCACCCGCGCTCAACGCAAGCGGGCTGGCAGGCACGGCGGCGGCCGTCAGCGTTTCCTGCATGGTGGCGCATTGCATCAAGCGCCCCCATTCCGGCGCCGTGCCAGCCGTGCCGGAACCACGCAGCGGAACCGTCAAACGCAAGCGTGCGCGCATACCGCCGACAATGGACGCAGCAGGATCCAAACTGCCTGTCATTACAGGGTTTGGCACTGCGGTTTGATCAAATTGAATTTCTCCATTCACCTCAAGGTAGTCCGCATTTGCCGGCGTCCCGGCAATTGCGTCAGTACCAGGGGTGGATTCAATCTTGACGGCGAGCGCCGCAAAACGCTGACGCACCAGATTCGTGCTCATGTTTGATCCTTTCTAGGGAGCGTAAGGGCTGGCCGCCGGCGTCATTGCCAAGGCCTCAAAGCTTGCGTTGAATTCACCCGCCGGAGCGGCAGATTCTTCGATGCTGTAGAGTTCAAATTCCGCGCCGGTGATGTTCGGCTGGATGGTGGCGGGGCCCAGATCATAATCCTGCAGCGCGGCCACCAGGCGCGCATGCAGCGCGGAAAGCGCTTGTTCGGCCACAAGGTCAGTCGCGGCGGTAATGTAGCCAGCCACGGTAAAGCCAATGCGCCATTGGGTTTCACCGAAGGAGATATCTTCATCGGCATCCATGCCGGTGCCGGTGATAATCACGGCAGGGCATTGGCGCGGGTCCAGGGGCGCGCGATGCGCGCGCAGCACCGTCACGCCGGAAAGCTCTGCCTTCAGCCGCGCGGCTACGGCGGCCAGCACGGCTTCACGAATGGGGGTTGGCATCAGGCTTCTTCCGCCAGCATCAGGCGCCAGGCCAGGCGCAGATCGTCACGTTCCGCTGATTCCACGCGGAAGGTCTCATCACCCATCACCAGCAGATCGCCGGGCGAAGGCTGCGTGGGCACATCGGCCACCAGCATATCCACCACGCAGGCGGGCTGCAGGCTACCCATGCCACCGGCCGGGCCAAAGGCTGGCGCGATGGGCGCTGAGCGGATCACGCGCAGCGCCTGGCCGGGCCCGGCGCCGCCGGCGTAATAGGTGGCGCTTTCCGCCAAATCATCATCAGCAAGGATCGTGCGGAAAGCGTCATCCCATACAGTCACGCGGCGTCATCCGCCGCGTCTTCCGGCGCGGATTCGGCCTTGGCGGCGCCGATCAATTCGCGCGCCAGGGGACGGGGCAGCACCACAATGCTGCCCACTTCCTGGACTTCGCCCGCGACAAGGAATTGGCGCAGCACGCGCAGCCGCGTGGTGCTTGCCTGCGCCGGGCCATCGGCAGCGGGGGCTTCCGCCCCCGCCACCAGCGCCGGCGCGTCTTTCGCGCGCGGCATCAGGTGATGGCCGTGCTGTAGCTGAAGCTGGCGGCGTAGCGCACGCCAACATCAACCGTATAGAAGGCCCGCACACCCGTGATCCCCGCCGGGAAGTTGGCATAGGGGTTCACATCCAGTTCCAGCGCGCCCCATTCGGCAATCACAAGCTGGCTGAAATCACCGAACAGCAAGCGGCTGGCCGGCATTTGGGTGGAAGACATCGCAACAAAGCCCGCCACGCGGCCATCCATCAGCCCACCTTCCCAAAGCGGCGTATCCGTGCTGGCAAAGCGCTGCCGCCCCGCCAACAGCGCCGCCACCGCCGGCGTGCAGACATAACCGGAGGTCGCCGCATTGATCAGCGCATTCGCCGCCATGACATCGGTCTGGAATTCCAGAATGCCAGAGTAGGCGATGGTTGTGCCGGTCACGGAACCGATGCC